ATCCCCGTTCTCCACTAAAAAATTTTTCATTGAGAATTCACCCGGGGGGATTTCTTTTTTGTTCCGAAATTTTTCTACCATTTTTCTTCTGTGACTGGTTCTTTCTTTTTCACAAATCTTTTTGGTTGTCTCCCATGCCTTATGTTGTGACACTGTGTACATAAGCTAATCAGATTCTCTTCATCAAATGCAAGCTCCGGATTTTCTTTTAGTTCCTTGATATGATGGACCTGTGTCGCCCTCCGGATCTTTGCATCTTCCCCGAATAATCTTTCTTCTTTTTCTGCTGCCGTCCGCAACCTTTGAATACAATCCTGACATTCGTATCGATCTCTTATCAGTATCCTATCTCTGACCCGCTGCCATCGCGCCGAATTATAGACCTGCTTTACTTCCTGATCTGTCATGTAAATCTCCTTAACTATTCTCATATTAATTTACTACATGTAAAAAGCATCCGGAAAACTGGATGCTCTTTGCTCACTCGTTCTTCGATTGGTCTATCAACCACTGCACCCAATAGGAACGGCAGGACTCGAACCTGCAACCGCCCGGATATAAGCCGTTTGCTCTTCCATTGCGCTACGTTCCCCTATAAAAAAGCACCTGACCTTTGTCAGATGCTTTATGCCTTAAATGAGATTCGATTATTATCTTACCTGCGCCATTTTGCTAAGCGCATCCTGCAATACTTTTGAACAGCTTATTCCATTCTGTTCTACAAATGTATTCAGCCATGCAGGAATTGTCAATGTTTTCTTGACTGCGTTGCTTCCGTATTTTGCTGCGTATGCGTCCATATCCAGAGCAATCAGACTCACGAACTGCCCTTCTTCCGTTGCAACCTCATTGATTGCGGTTGCTTCCGGTGCTTTATTTCCGTCTTCAAGTTCTGTCAGTACCCATCCGCTTGCGGCATCTTCTGCCATAAATACAGCTTCTGCCATACTGTCTCCTCCCGTTACGCATCCAGTAAGATCTGGAAATTCTACTGCGTATCCACCGGACTCGTCTTCATATGGAGTAAATACTGCTGGATAAACTAATTTCATAAGCACACCTCTTTCTTTCATCTTTCAGGCACTGGGGCTTTACAGCCCCGCCTGTTTTAATATTTTCTTTGCTACTGTAAGGTTTATGTCCTTCCCTCCGTGTTCCGGTACTGTAACCTTTCCCGGCTTTGTTGGATGTTTATACTGGTGATGAGAGCCTCTCTGTGAAACTTCGTACCACCCGTCTTCCTTAAGTATCTTATCCATTTCTCTGAATCTCATTTAATCCCTCCTTGTGATTATATAATAACACGTATTGCACGTATTGTCAATACTTTTATACATATAATACGTATTTTGAGATTCACGAGGTGCGCAAAGAAGCACCCTGTCATTTCTGGTAAGGTGCTTCCCCTTTTGTTTCTTTTCGATGATATCATAATATCACATATCCGACTGAACTTCTATGAACTCTTTTGGTAATTCAAAATGTGCAAGTGCTCTTCCATGAAGTTTATATATCCATCTTTCTGAAAAACTCATTTTTTCCGCAATCTCCCACCAGTCGAGTCCGGTTATGTAGCGATAGAAAAGTATGTCCTTCTCATTCTCGGATCTCAGCTTCTTGATTTTCCTTACAATCTGCTGGTATGTTTTGATCCTGAGATACCGCTCGTGCTGCAACTTCAGAATCATTTCGTCCAGATCTGCTGCATATCCTGATAAATCCCCCTGCCCTCCGCTGCCATGCGGCATCCCATCATTAAACATCATCCCTGGATACATTTTCATAGATCTAAGTTCCGCAATCTCCGCATTGATTCTATGAATTCTTCTGACATACTGTCGGTAGCTCCGTAGATATTCCTTTTTCTTGTCATTTTCACTCATGGTTTTCTGTTCTCCGTCCATCGGCATCACCTCCAATCCCGAACTTTTTCGCTATGTACTGTGCCACATCAACCGACTTATACGGCTGACGATTAAAGTTCTTCCTGGCATCTTCCCGCACATCCGTCTCCAGGCAGTCATAGTGATTCGCTGTATCAATCTTCTTTTCGTGTTCCATCCTGGATCGTTTCAATTTCTTCTCCTTTCAAGCGGGATCGGATATCCGTCCGGTAACCCTCTAATAAGTTTTTCAAGTGTCTCCAAACTAATTTTTTGTATTGATACATAAGCTGTATTTTGACATGTATCAAGTTCTCTTCTCTGTGCGTTAATTCCGTCGATTATCTCTTTCCTTAAGTTAGGTGTAAGAGGTTTAATAACTGTCATTTCATTCTCCTTTCTCCGATCGGTATGGATCTGGTACCTCTATTATTTTCCATCCCCTTATCAAATTTGATGATGGATAAAATATCTGAGGATATTGGTCTACCCAAAATTCCGCAAAATCTCCTGTAGTTCCATCTTCATTGTCAGCTTCAACCCACTTGCAATTTGCAAGTAAAGTCGAATAATTACCTCTGTAGCCATAAGTAATCCAAAATTTTATACAACCTGTTTGATTCTTTTCACATTCCTCTTTTGTTGGCATCCGTTCCTCCACTGGGACCCAGCCGTCATCTTTCGTGTGCTGACGGATAATCTCTTCTGCCCTATTTCCTGCGGCGTCATCTATAATACAGCCCTCTGCCTTTAATTGCTCTATAATCTCTTCCAGAATCTTCTCTAATTCCTGCATTTTTATTCTCCTTTCGAATCAAAGAATGCACAAATCCATATTTTATTCCTCCGGCATTTCAAAATAATTTTCTTGGCAACATGCTATTTCTGAAAATACCTCCCTTGCTCTATCAAGGCTTTTGTATTTACCAAGTTTATGTTTTTTTCTCCTGTCTTTGATGTCATTACACTTTAAAACACACACGTCCATTTCTAAGTTTCTTGCTTCATAAATGTTTCCGTCCTGAGCTTTTATTTTCATTTATTTTCCTCCTGTATTTTCTTGTATGGATCTGGAAGAGAGCACCAAGCTGTAACATTTTCAATCTCGCAATACGTATTACTAAATTTCCTCCATTTTTTATCATTCCAAAGATCATACACTGCTATATCAATATCCCAATAATCTATATTGTCGATAAACACAAGATATTTTTTGTATGAGTTCTTTATTTTTTCATCAGGTGTCCTTTCCGGCAAACGCTCCTCCACCGGAATCCAGCTATCATTATCTCTTTGCATTTCTTTCTCGCCGTCGCTTCGTCCCTTGTGCAACGTCACGTATTCATTTCCGCATCTAAATGTCATAGACTCGTGATTTCTTAAGAATTCAAAATCTTCCTTTGAAAGACAAATCTCTGCGTCTTCTTTTTCCGGAACGTCATTCATGTGCTTGCGGATGATTTCTTTTGCTAAAAACGTCGCTGTAAAAGAATCGATAACAAAATGATGTACTCCGTTTTCATCTTCGATATTTTCTATGTTCTCTTTAAATGTGTTTTCTATTTCTTCCAGAATCTTCTCTAATTCCTGCAATTAGTCCACCTCCACACTTCCGATTTCAAACTCTGCACCGCACTCGTCACAGATTACAGTATCCCCTTCCCATTCCGTCCAGAAATCGCACATTCTTTCGTCTTTAAATTCGTCATAATCAATCTCGATCTCGTTTCCGCAATATGGACATTCATATTCCACGTATTTCGGAACCTGCACCACCGTAACTTCAACCTTCTCTAATTCCTGCATTTCTCTAATCCTTCCTCTTTTACCTTTGATTCAAAAAACCTCTTCCATTCGATATAGCAGACAGCAGAACTACATATTCTTTCAAGGGGACAATCGTCACAATTATCCATAACCACACTCATAACTTTTCCGAGTTTTTCCAATTCCTGCATGTCAATCCTCCTTTTTATCTCCTTAATATCCATTTACCCAGTCAAGGTATTCAAGACCAAGCCAATTTTTAAACATGCAAGATCCCTACATCCTTCGTAATCGTGGTTTTTCCATCCGCAATAATTTTCGCAGTTTCTGCACATTTCATGTAATTCCTCACAGCAATCTTTTTTGTTCAAATATTGTTTTCGGCTTTGATATACTTCTTCTAACTGCCTTTCTGTTTTTTCTCTTAACATGTCAGTCTCCTTCTCAAAGAATGTCTTATAGTCAAACCACTTATCTTTTATGATATTACCGATAATTTCAACCGTACTTCCCAAGTCTTTATGAGCAATCCGTATGTATTTCCCTTTTAGCTTCAAAAGTTCACTTTCGCCTACCACATCCATAATTCTCATAATCGCTTCGCAGCCTTTTGAGGATCCATTAAAAAATCATCTTCCTTACTTCCTTATCCCTGTTCTTTGCTTATCGCGCGTCTCATTTCCCGCCCAAAATCTTCGCATGCCTGAATATATCCATCTCGATATGACTGCGCTTTTCTGATATATTCGTCACAGCTTTCCGTAGCTTTATGTTCAAGTGTGTATGTGATCTCATGGACTTTGTCTACCCATTCTCCTACTGTCAACATTTTTATTCCTCCACTTTTGTTAGTCCGTCAGCTGCATAGCACCCTTTCCACCCATCAAGCCAAACGCATTGTTGTCCTCCAATATTCTGCGGACCCGCTTTCACAGTAAATACTTTTTCTTTATTTTTTTCGGACACATAATATTTGTCATTCATCTTTACCTTATCTCCAGTTTTAATCATTACCTCTTCCCTCCGTTTTTTATAATTAATTGGCACTTTCGCCGTATCCCGCTCCTTCAGCTCCCGCCACTTCGCAGCTTCTTCGTTTGTCAGCAATACCGCATCTTCAACCCTTGCGGTATCACCCTGTGCAATATAGAAATCAACGAAAAAATCAATAACCTGATTAATTGTAATTTCATCTCCGAATATACTTTCGAGTTTCTGAACTGCTTCTTTCAGCTCCATGATCTGCTCCGGGGTGAGCCCGGTGTCTTCGTATTCTTCCAGGAGTGCTACTGCATTGTACAGATATCCTGCATATACTTCTTTTCCGTCAACATTAAGATTTCCTTTCTCATCTCTGCTTGTTAATCTCTCCATCTCTGATCTCCTTCTCTGATCTCCTTAATCCTCGAATAAGCCACCGCAGACAGCCTATCCACAGCAAAATTTAGCTGACATACAATCTCTTCGACATCCGTCGAGACAGATATTCTGTTTATGTTTCCCCGCAGCGTATCAAGGATCTGCATCTTTTCTTCGTTCGTATATGGTCTGTTTAATAATTTCGCCATCTCTGCTCTCCTTTCGTTTGTTGTGATTTAATTCTCATCACCACAAATTTCATCTAAGAACATTTGACCTGGTATATCATCATTTCCCATCCACCAGTCGAATACTTCTTCCGCGTTTTTCCAATTACTCTCTTTTCCTCTCCTATCCCGTTCCTTCAACATTCTATCAAAAGCGTGCAAGTAAAGTTTTTTATACTTCGGAAAATCTGCGAATTCCCGATACCGTTTCTTTCCAGCCATCGGACAACCAACGCATCCAACACGATCATATCCGCAGTTATATAGATCACATACTTTAATTTTTTCGGAATGTATATACTCCCAAATATCCGTATATGTCCAGTCTATAATCGGGTTCACAACCATACTATTTTTCTGCATACATAATTCCGTCATGCGCCTCTTGCTAATATTATCTTCCAGCAACATTACCGTACTGAATTTTTCTGCATCATTTCTTGTCTTTCCAATTTTCTCAAACTCTCCACGGGTCTTTCTCTTCACACTCTCTTCCCACCTTACACCCGTTGCAATATATCTGTTTCTTACCCCATTTTCTTTTAGAATCTGGCAACAGTATCTTACTAATTGTGTAGGAGGCATCAGTTTTTCCGGTATCAATTTCCACATGCTGGTCCGCTCGCCCTTGTATGTAGGCATTTGGATCTCGCATGTGATTCCCCCCAGTTCCAGTAAACGGAAGGTCTCCCGTATATGACTTACTGTCTGTGGAGCATCAGCCGTTGTATGACTGTTATGCACCTCAAACGGTATTCCGGATCGTTTGAACAACTCTAGCATCACATCACTGTCTTTCCCTCCGCTATACGTGCAAACAAGCGGTTTTCCATAGTGATGTAGGCTCATTTCACTTGCCATCTTTATTCTCTCTATTGATTTTTTCTCTTTATCCATTTTTCTAAGAAGCCCGGTATACCCTTTCCCCGGCCGGAGGCTGGCTTCTTTCGTTTGTTCTGGTTTAAACCCTTTTCAGTTTCCGCCTTGCACTGTTCAAGTACTTCGAAAACGCAGACTGTCCAATCCCAATCATCTGGCCACATTCCTCTTGGGTCTTCTCTGGATGCTGAAACCGAAGCAGTACCGCTTCCCGCTCTTTCTCCGTAAGATCTCTGTTTCGGATCAGATCATGCACTGTTTCCGACATTCCAAAATGATCTCTGGTATCTGCAATCGTGTCTCCCAGTGTCAATCCTTCTGCCCCACTGACCGGATCCCCAAAATACACGACTTTTTTTCGTCTGTTCCTCTTCCTCAGCTCCATCCGGATCTCATTCTCCATGACACTTACCGCATAAGTGCTGAAACAGAAGCCACGCTCCTCTTCAAAGCTCATTGCCGCCTTGACAAGCCCATACTCCGCTGCCGACAGGGCATCTTCCCACTCCAACACTGCTTTCTTCATCCACTGACCTGCGGTATACACCGCAAGCGGGACGTTCTCTTCTACCAATCTGGTCTCTTTTTCTGTCATCATTCACTCAGGAGAAACCGGTTATTATGCGCGCAACTCGTTCTCCTTTCTCTTGTTCTGGTTAATTATCGTCCTGCTCTGGATATCCTCTCCCAATCTTCTGCGTAGACTTCCACTGTGTTCCACTTATATCCGCACTCCAGGCATTTCCGTCTCCGGATAACTCTGTCTACTTTTTTCCGATACCTTCTTTCAATGACTTCTGTCTGGAGTGACCCGCATCTCCGGCACTGATCCCCCTCGATCTGCATTTTTTGTCCCTCCTTCCTGTTTTCTATGATGTTGTTCCACAGTCTTCCAACGCATACTCCTGTTTTCTTCTCTTGCAATCCTGTACCATACCTTTGAGAATCTCTATCTCCTCTTCATTCAGATAAATGTAATACTTTTCCAGCATTTTCAATACATGGAGCTTTCTTGCATACGTTTCATCCTCTTCTTTCGTTGCGGTGTCCAGGATGCTTTCTGTTTTCTGTTCCCGGACCGATGCTTTCTCTTTTGTATCCTGCCGCTCCGGATCCGGGTTCTCCCTATCTTGCCGCTGCCGCTCTTCCTCTACTATCCTCTGAATCTCACTCGTTTTTTCGTCCGCTATGTCTGGAGTGTCTACTTCTTCTGATTCTTCCAGGTAGTCCTCCTCCCTCATCTGTCCTGGGATCTCGTCCTCTTCCTCGCACTCTTCTCTGTGCGTTTCCGCACTTTCCTGTGTTTTTTCTTCCGGCTCTTTCCTGCTGCCCCGGATTTCCATTGCGGTCATTCCCGGATCCACCTCTTCCAGCTTTTCCTCCGGGAGGTACAGCATCTCCTGTAGCTGGCTCTTGTTATACCCCTTATATTCTTCCGCCAGATATGGACTGTATCCTCCTTCGGAGAAACGCCGGTTAATCTCCATCCATCTGCTGGCGGTCGTCCTGGTGATCCCAAACTGGTCTTTCGCACAATCCCAGATTGTTTCATATCCATCCTCTTGATATCCTTCTGTCTCTTTGATCCTCCGCAGGAAATATCCTACCTTGACGAAGGAGTTCCGGATATTTCCCAGCTCATCCCGTATGATCTCTTTCGCGTCCTCATAATTCGTTTCCTGATACCATTTCCGCGCTCCCGCCGCTTGGATGCTGTTTCCATTCAGCATCTCTATTACGTCAAATCCTGCCATGCCATCCACCTCTCCTTCTCATCGGTTTCCCGTGTAGTTTCCTCCAATTATTCGTTTCCTCTCTTTCGATCTTCGCAAATTTTTCCGCAAGCTTTTTCGCAACAGCTTCTATCGCCTGCTCCCAAACCCTGTGAAACTGATCCCATGAGTCCGTAGCCTCTTGTGCTGTTTTCCCTATTTCTGAAAGCGCATCATTGAATGACTCTATTTCCTCCACCAGCTCTTGTTCCCCATCTGGTTTCCCCTCACTCTCTTCGGGAACCCTTTCACACGCGCTTTCCTCTTCCTGCTTCTTTGTCATCTCTTTTCTCCTGGGTTTCCGGATCCATTCCAGAATTCTTCTACAAATTTCCACCTTCTCTTCCTTCCCTCATCTCCAAAATAGTCTTTGGCGCTGTTACATACTGTTCCAGTGCACGGATCGCCTCCTTCCCACCATAACAGACCAACGCCTGATAGCCCTGGATCGTCAATTTCTCCAGCCAGTCTTTCTGGCTATTGCTTGGCCGGTTCTCCCCGACTTTTAGTTCAATGTACAGTCCGGCGTATCCGGCGCGGGGAACCGGGAGCACCAAATCCGGCACCCCTGCCCTCACTCCCATCCGTTTCAATTTGGACGCCTCGGCTTTGTTCCTGCTGCCCCCATTCGGCACATGGTAGAGCAATTCCAGGTCCGGGTAAGCATTGCTCATCAGTTTGGCCCAGCATACCACCTTCTCCTGCTCCGCATCTTCCGATCCGGTGAGCTGGATCCGGCCATCCGGTGTCTTTCGTTCCTTGACTCGGTAATTTCTCACTTCTTTCTCCTCCACTCCTTTATCATCTCTATGGCTTTGTTCCACTCTCTGGAAAATCTTTCCTTGTCTTCCAGTGTCATGGTTTCCGCTGCCGTTCTCTGATATGTCGTAATATGCTCTTTATTCAGGAAATCCCGGAAGGACCTACTGCTCCCAATCTCCCATTTTTCTTTTACAATTCGATATGACTCTTCCGCGTCATGCTCCCACGCAATTTCTGTGACCTCTTCCAGATGTTTCCGCAAGGTTTTTCTTGTGATTCTTGGCGCTTTTTCCACGGTCGGTCCTCCTTTCTGTGATCTCCACTTCTCCGGTCTCCAGATTCAGGATATAAGATTCTTCCCTCTGCCGTTCCCGGTCTGCCTTGTTGTCCGGCAGTTGTACCAGCGTGTAGGAAAAATACAAATACCCTGTTATCTCGTGCCAAGCCTCCCGGATGCTCTCCTTATCCACGTACCATCCGGCCGGAACCTCAATTTTATGGTTATAGGTGTTCCGTCCCCGGATCTTCTTTTTCTCCGGTTCTGGAATGATAAGGTTTTTACTGCTACAGTATCTTTTGTTGATGAATCCTTGCTCCGTCTTCATGGTCTTGTCCGAATACTTGATGAAATACCCGGCCAGTTTCCGGTACTGCCCGCTCTTATCCAAAGGCTTAATACAGATCCATCCCTTTTCCCATAGATCTCTTATGATGTGTGATATATGATCGATCCCATTGACAACAATATGAAGGTGTGCAGCTCCCCTCTCCCCTTTTTCCGCCGTCCATATGTATTTCAGTTCTTTTCCGTGTTTCCGGTAGATCCTTCGCAGTTTTCGTAAAAGTGTTCGGATGTCCCGGTTCAATGTCTCCCGATCCGGCCGCTTCTCTTTCCGGTAGCTGAGTGTAAGGTAATAATCCTCCCCGGAAAGGTTGGCGTTCATCAATCGGGTGAGTTTTTTCTCGGCCATCCTCCGGTTGACTTGTCTCTGTGCTTCTGGAGTCCTGTTCTCTTTCTTTTTCCGGCTCCCTCCTTTCTGGTCAAATCGATATGAATAATAAAATTCATACTCTTTTGTCTTTCCCGCCTTGCAGGTCGTCTTGATGTATGGCATCTCCTCTTTCCTCCGGTTTCTTGTCCTTGAAATAATACCCTTATCGAGTCTCAAAGGGGATTGGCTTCCCCCTGTTTCAAATGCGGATCCGTACCCTCCGGAATCCTGCGTTGTCTTTTCCCGCCATACATGCTATACTGAGTATGTCTAAGATGTATGGCTTACCCTCCCTTGAGCTGTCGGGCTCCGGGAGGGTATTGTATTTCCTATTTCTTCTTTCTGTTCGGATTGTCCTATCTCAGATAATGAAATATCCGGTCCCTTTCTTTTCCGCTTCTCTCTGTGCGTACTCCTCAGCCTCTTGCCTTGTCCCATACAGGCACCCGATATCTCCGTTTTCATAGCGGACAATCCAAAGAATTTCTTTTTCTTCGTTTCCATTCTTTTTCATCTTTGAATTCCGATTATGATAGTTGTACTTTTATGTAAAACAGCATCTACAAGCTCCATCTGCTCCTGATCGAAAGGGTTCTCACCCGTCAGATGGTCTATTAGTTCTCTTGTAATCTCCGCTGCGTACCCACAAATCTCTATCTCTTTCTCCTCACTCGTTTTCTTCTGGTCGCATATTCTGTTTACTGCCAAGAAGATCAGTGTTTCCAGGTCTTCTTTGGTCAGTTCATATTTTCTTTGTTTCTCCATTTGCTTTTTCCTTTCTTATCTGTCATAATAAAGTTGGTTATTTTTTTGAGTGCATATCTGGGATTGCCGTCCCTATGCACTCTTTTTCATGCCCTGCAGCCGATGTCTCCGGCGCAGTTCCCTCATCTGGAGATAATGATTCTCCCGTTCTTTCACACAGTCATGCGTTATGTATGCTACTATCATCATGTCCAGCGCAATCCCGAACGACAGCAAAAACTCTGCCGTTGAGATAATGTTCTGGCTGTAACTGTCAGCGGATCCGGCCATCACCAGTACGGCAATTCCCCCGACCACTGCACAGATATCTTTCAAGATCCGGTATTTCCGCAGTTTTCTTCGATGCATCTCCCTCACCTACCTTTTGTTTTTCATATTCCATGCTTCTCGCTTCCAGATGCTCAACAGGTACATTCAGATCTTCCTCCTCTTTGTACGGATAGAACTCGTATGTCCTTTTCTTCTTCCTACTCAATATCAAAGTGGTTTATTCAAGTGGGCAGATATACGAAATCGCCTTACTACCTTTATGTATTGAATATTTCAAAACGATTTAGTTTATCTTCCGGCCACTCTTTCTGAAGTGGCCGGTCCATCAATTCCCAATCCTTTGCCACCAAATCGTCTCTTGTTGGATTCCAGTGACTCATTATATCTACAACCTTGCCATCTTTTATTTTTGCAATAAGGCACGTCACATATGAGTCTGTCGGAAGTATCCCAATTATAATTTTTCCGTGTATCTGCATTACATTTTTTCGATACATCATTTTATTTTCTTTAACTGCTTTTTTTGTTGCTTGGTGTATATACACGTTTTCACCTTCCTCTTTGCCTATTCATCATCCTGTACCTCAATCAACGCCAAAACCCTGTATGACCACGGTATGTATACATAACCTCATCCCCTTCCTGCTTGTCCATCTGGTTGACCGCCTAAGCGGTTTTCTCAATTTCGTATTTGATTTCTACACCCTCCTGTTCTTCAAGAAGGCTGATTAATACTTCAATGACCTTTTCCATATCCATATCATCACCTCTCTAAAATCTATTCCTCACGGATTGTCCGGGTTGCATTGTCCTTAACTCCTGTTCTTTTTCCTTTTTCTCTGGTATAATTTTCTTATCAATCAATGAAAGGACGGATATCATGCCTTATAAATTTACCCCTGAATACTCAATTCTCTCTTCTATCAGGAAAGAATTAGATCCCGTAAAGGAACTTGCTTCTTCAGCCGAAAAACTTGCCATATCATCAGAAGAGCGCTCTCAAATAGCCGAAAGGCTTGCCAATTCTTCCGAAAGCATCGCTAAGTCATCCGAGACTCATGCCAAAGCTTCCGAAACGCTCTCATCTCTTGCTATCAAAAAAAGCTAAGAAAGCCGACATCAAAGGCTGAATCGCTGTTACTGTTTCTGTTCTTACTTTTATTATGGAAATTTGCGATAGGCTCGGCCTATTCTAAAATGATTCCAGAAAGAACAAATAAAAAGTTTAATATCGCTAATACCAGAGCCACATCCGAAACCGTTATCTTTGACAGTTTCTTTTCTTTTTTATCCTTCTTCATACTTCCCCCTCCTTCTCCTCTGTCTGAAATAAACAATCTAATGAATTTAACCTTTTAGGCGCAAAAAAAACAACCACTAAATATAGCAGTTGGTTTTATTTTTTATATCATTTTTAAAAGTTCTTCAAGACATATCAATTTTTCTTTAATCAATCCAATAAGTTTCTATTTTTATCCCTTTCCATGTAAGTGCCTGTCCACATTTACCGCAATAATTTTCTCTATGTCCCATAGCCCTTCCATCTTTTGTTGAAAATAATCTTTTTCCACATGCAGGACAATTATAATTAGTTACTCCTTCTGATTGATTAACCTTTTCAACTATTGGTGTTTTTTGTATTAGTCTTTCATCCATAAACTTACCTCGATTCAACCAACTACTATATTTTATTTTCAAAGTGCATTTTTCTTACATTTCCTAAATTATTTTTTTACTTTCTCCCACTCTCACACCACCTCCTTCTCGTCTGGATCATCCGTTTGGAACAGATAATCCATTGTCTTTCCTCACTTTATCTCCTATACTTGAAATACAGGCTCCCGCCAGAGCCGAGTATGAAAGAAAGGAGAATTTCTCATGCTTACAAAGGAAGCTAAAACTGTTCTGTATCACATGTATAAGGAATATCTCGTGCGTCGTGATAATAAGGTTCCGAGATCGCAAGCCAAAGATTTTGGCGCTGCTGAGTCGATTCACGCCTTGCTTTTTCCTGATTGGTATCTTGAAGATATCGAAGATGTACTTCGTGAACTCGACCGGAATAATTTCGTAAACGCTCTTTATTCCTCAGATACCATTCACGATTGTGAGCTTTCTGACAACGCAATTATAACAATGGAAAATCAGAGAAAAGAAACTCTTCTCAACGTTGCAGACTTTATTTCAAAGTTCATCCCCTGAATAGTTCCAATCATCAGCCGTGAGGTCATCTGCTGTTGGATTCCATGACCTCGCGGCTCTTTCCGCTTTTCCATATCTGCTTATAATCAGTTGACACGTTTCATAACTATTTGATGGCTTTATCACAGCGAATATTTCTGATTCAGTTCTTCTCATAGATTTTCGGAAGATTATTCCATTTATCTTCATTGCTTCCCTTACAGCTTCATGTATGTACATCTCTATCACTCTCCTCCTTACTCCATAAAATACTCAATAGTGACGCCGAAGTAGTCGGCTAAGGAGTTTATTTTATCAGCCTTTGGCGCGTATCTTCCTGCTTTCCAGTTAGATAACGTTGATGTTGGAACACCAGTGTTTTTAGATACTTCATAATCCGTAACTCCTTTTTTGTTCCTCAAATCTGCATATTTTTTATACGAAAACAATCTATTGCCCCCTTTCAAAAATGTATTGACATTAGCTAAGGTTTCAAATATAATTAAGGTGTCAATCAAAGTTATATAAGAAACCAGAGCTATTAGGTTTTTTAGCTTCGGTATCAAAGCTATGTGTATATATTAGCATCGATTCCAAAGCCTGTCAACACCTTTTAGCTTATTTTTCAAACTTATTTTGAGGTGCTGTATATGTATGAAATTTTTGAAAAACTATGTGCTGAAAATGGCGTAACACCTTACCGTGTTTGCAAAGAAACAGGAATAACTACTGCTTCAATTAGCAACTGGAAAGCGGGGAGGTATACCCCGAAACAAGATAAGTTGCAAAAAATAGCAGATTTTTTCGGAGTTTCCATTGAATACTTAATGACCGGAGAAGAAAAAGAGGGAGGGGAAAGATACTACCTTAATGAAGAAACCGCAGAAATGGCTCAGACCTTATTTGGAAACAGAAATTTACGTGTGCTGTTCGATGCGGCAAAAGATGCCTCACCAGAGGATTTAAAAACTACTTATGATATGCTTATGGCATTGAAGAAGAAAGAACGTGGGGAAAATGAGTTTTGATTATCAAGTATATTTATTAGATGGAATGACAGTAAATGAAGCTGTTACCGAAAATGAAGATGGATCATATACCATTTTCGTGAATAAGAATTTATGCGAAAGCAAACGGATGAGTGCTATTAAACACGCACTGTCTCATATCAAGAATTTTGATTTTGGAAAGAGTGATGTGCAAGAGATTGAAAAAGCTGCACATAAATAAAGTATAACCGCATAGGCGATTATATAAATGGTTTGGGTTTTCTCAAAAAAAGAGAAAGAGAGGCGTAAATATTTTATGCAAAAAACAAAAGAATTAAATGAGTATCGTATGTATACAACTCCCGCAGAACTTCACAAAGCGGTGAACACTTTACATGGAATTGTCGCCGGAATTACTACGGATCGTCAAATAAGCGAAGATGAAATAAATGAATTAAGCCATTGGTGTTTATGCCATGCTAACTTAATTGACCGTCACCCTTTTAGCGAACTTATCCCATTACTTCAGTCAGTTTACGAGGATGGAATTATTACCGAAGATGAATCTAAAGATATTATCTGGCTTTGTAATAATTTTATCTCAGATGCCGATTATTATGACTTAGTTACATCATCACTACAATTTCTTAACGGTATGATTCATGGGATTTTAGCTGATAATCAAATTACTGATGACGAGATCCATATGTTAAAAAAATGGACAACCGCAAACGATTTTCTTTCTGGATCTTATCCGTTTGACGAAATTGAAAGCTTATTACTTTCCATCCTAAATGATAAAGTTGTAACATCGGACGAACGTAATACATTAAAAGCATTTTTAAGTAATTTTGTAGATCTTAAATCTTCTTACAATCTTAATGCCTTAGAGATACAACAATTAAAGGAAAAATACAATGTCAAATGTATTTGTGCTACTTGTCAAGAGATGGATTTTGCCGGAAACCAATTCTGTTTCACCGGTCAATCAGTTAAAGCTAAAAGAAAAGAAATTGCTGACCTAATCGTTTCTCTTGGTGGAAAATACAATAATAATATTACGAATCAAACTCGTTATTTAATTGTTGGAAATAATGGGAATCCTTGTTGGGCTTTTTCATGTTATGGCAGAAAAATTGAAGATGCACTTAACCGTCGAAAAGTGGGACAACTCCTTACAATCGTTAATGAGATTGATTTTTGGGACATCGTTGAAGATATGATCTAACCAAGTATCTTTTCTTGTCACCATTAGGAAAGTACCTTGGAAGTACACATAGTTATAATAATATAAAACGCTACATCAGAACATCAACAAGAAAGGAGAGTTTTTCATGCCATTACCAAAAGAAAGCCATTTTACTATTGATGATATCTATGCACTTCCAGAGGGGGAACGGGCAGAACTGATTGACGGCAATATTTACTATATGGCGCCGCCAAGCCGTAAACATCAGGAATTCTTATTGGAGCTTGCTGGAGTAATACGAGAATACATCAAGAAAAAAGGTGGTTCCTGTAAGCCATATATTGCCCCGTTTGCTGTTTTTCTGAACGAAAATGATAAAACATACGTAGAACCGGATATAAGCGTGATTTGTTCTCCTGATAAGCTTACAGATAAGGGCTGTAACGGTGCGCCGGACTGGATCATAGAAATTGTATCACCTGGAAGCCGACGCATGGACTACTACACGAAGCTTTTCAAATACCGTACGGCTAAAGTACGGGAATATTGGATTGTAGACCCAGAAAAAGACAGGGTTACAGTTTACAATTTTGAATCAGAGGATACGTCAGAGTATACCTTTTCCGATACGATACAAGTCGGAATCTTTGAGGATTTGAAAATCTGTATTTCAGATACTTTATAAAAAAACCGCTCCGGCGCTACTTCATAGTTGTCGGGAAACAAAAGAAAGGAGATGGTCATGTGTCAAAAGAATACACAAAAGATGACATTATCCAAAATAAAAAAGAAGCTATCAAGTCTCTGAATATGATGCTGGAAGGATTTATCAACGATCCAGCAGGAAATCATTTAAAAAAAGCCAATCTATTGTCGTATTGGATAAAAGATTATGTTCGGCTGATTAATTTTGAAGAGAAATTTGAACCTACTCGTAACATAGCGTATAAACGCGGAAACATTGTCAAAATACAATTTGGTTTTAATATCGGAAGTGAATATGGTGGTTTACATTACGGAGTCGTTCTTGATAATAAAAATGCGCATAATTCTCCTGTAGTTACAGTGATTCCACTTACATCAGCCAGAGAAAATCGTACTCTCCACTCAAACAGTGTTAATCTTGGAAATGATATTTATCGTCTATTAAAATTAAAATACGATACTATTGATAAAGCATTGAAAGAAGAGCAGCAAGAAATCGAAGAAACTCTTTCACTTTTTGACTCTATGTTGGCTCTTTCCAGAAAATCCGTTGAGGAACTAGAACAATGCGATAAGGAATCAGATGAGTTCGATCAAAAGCTTCTAATTGCAAAAGGTCATCTAGAAACTGCAAAAAAACTTCAAGCCATTTGGGAAGAAAAAAGTCAGCATAATAAAGAACAACAAGACTATCTTGAAAAAATAGGACTTGAAATTTCTAGAATGAAAGAAGGAAGTGTTGCTCTTGTAAATCAAATTACCACCATTAGTAAAATGCGAATTTTTGATCCAAGAAACTTGAAAGGCGTTCTTGCTGGCATTTCTTTATCAGAAGACAACATGAAAAAAATCAATCAAAAAGTGCAAGATTTATATATCTTCTGATAATTTATTATAAAAAACTAGAATATTTTTATTGACTACGGGCATAATATGAACTATAATAAACTAACAGAAAAGAGAACTCTTTTCTAAATATCGCCCTAGGGGCATCAAAGAAGATATAAGTTTATTATGTGAAGACCTCGTAGCAATACGGGGTCTTTTACGTTAAAGAAAAACCGCCCCGGCGCTACCAACACCAGGACGGCTTAATACATATCCGAAGATATGCAAGTACTTTGATCGATAATATTGTATCATCTTCGGAACAGCCTTACAATCCAGAACTTTTGTTCTGTTTTGGCTGTTATTATTATACAATTACATAAAGGAGATGATACCGTGTCTGAAAAAATCAAACGCTGCGCTATTTACATTCGTGTATCCACATCAGAGCAGCTCGTACATGGAAAATCACTTGAGGCTCAAAAAGATTATCTCACTTCTTATGCAAAGGATCATGGGATGATTCCTGTCGGAGTCTATGCAGATGAAGGTAAGACAGCCAGGAAAGAGCTGAAAAAGCGGAAAGCGATTCATGCCCTCCTGGAGGATGTCAAAGCTGGTAAAATTGATGTAATCCTCTTCTGGCGTCTGGATCGCTGGTTCCGTAACATGTCCGATTTCTACAAGGTACAGGACATCCTAGATGAATATAAGGTTTACTGGATTTCTGCATCTGAACCAGGAATCAATATGGAAACCCGTGACGGTCGTCTACAGTTGAATGTCGTACTGTCGATCGGACAAAATGAAGTCGATACGACTTCTGAGCGTATCAAATTTGTAAATGAAGCTTCGATCCGTCAGAAGAAGGTCATCTTTGGAGAGGCCAATATGCCAAGAGGATATAAGATCGGTGTGGTAAACGGCCAAAAATGCATGGTGAAAGATCCTGATCAGGAAGAGCTAGTGAACGCTTTCTTTGATTACTTTGAAAAACATCAGGGAAAACAAGCTACGCTGCGTTACATACAAAGCCATTACGATCCTTCCTTTTCTTACAGTTGCCTTCGTACCATGCTCTCAAGCGAGTTTTACAAAGGAACGTACCGAGGAATCCCATATTGTCCTTCCTATGTTTCTGAAGTACGATGGGCACGTTTGCAGAAAATCAGCAAAAAGAACATTAAAAATACACCATCCGGACGAATCTATTATTTCACTGGGATGATCCGCTGCCCGGAATGTGGACAGATTCTGGCCGGTACTGGCTGTCGGTCAATTATCAATCGTAAGACCGGTGAAAAACGAGATTACTGCTACTACCGTTGTAATCGGGCTATGATTGACCGAATCTGCACGAACAGGCACAAAGTAAGCCAGAATCTTATAGAAACATATCTGCTTGAAAACCTGGAAAGAGAGTTCGAGGAATATAAGATTCGTGTGGATGAGATTCAAAAGAAAAACAAACAAAAGCCAAAAGTTCGCACAGAGGAACAAATCGAAAAAGAAATGTCCCGGCTTAATCTTCTCTTTCAGAAAGACCGTATCACCTGGGACTATTATAGCAAAGAATACGATGCTCTTGAATCTGAAAAAAACGGCTTAAAAGCTATTATCATAGAGCCGGAAAGCGATTATTCCTCCGTAGAATCACTTCTTCAAAAAGATTTCCTTGCCATCTACCATTCTCTAGCCGAAGAAAACCGACGGACTTTCTGGCGTAATATTATCCGGCAAATTCACCTAAAGTCGGACTATACCATTAACTATGTTGATTTTGTTCAGAGTGTCTCTGTTTAAGGTGTGGATACGTTTTTCCGTATCTTACAGAGAAAGTCTCTGCCTAACATGTTATCCCCGTTTGGAGTTCACAAGTTAGGCGAAGATTTACCCTCACAAACCGCGTATTTCCGTTATTTTGAAGATTTTTTCTTCAAAAATATTATCAAAACATATGTTTGCTTTTTTCGTTATGTTTCGTAAAAGATGATACAATATTTTCTCCCTCCGAAGTGTATGCCCCGGAGGGATTCTTCAAAAACTTTTCGTCCTTAAATCAGAAATTTATTGACAAAATATTCCTGACCTTTTCCTGTGATTTTAGGTGTTCTTGTAATTCTGTTACACCCGTTCCCGTCTATGTGCACTGATTCTTTGATTTCAAACAGATTTTGTTCCATGCTACGCTGTGTTGGTAAATTCCAGTCCGTCCCTTTTCGTTTAATCAAATACCCATTCTCCCGCATCCACTGGAAAAGACGTTTTGCTCCGATTTCGATTCCATTCTGTTTTAGAATCTTTGCAAGATCACCTACAAGAATTGACGTATTTGCCGTTGTAATTGCTTTTCCCAGTACGGCATGTGGTTTCATTTCCTCGATCTGTCTTTTGTTTTCCTCGATCTTGCTTTGTGCTACCATCAAGGCTTTTGCCAAAAGTTCATCATCGCTCATGTTCTCCTGCCCTGCCATATATCCGCCATGTTTTCGGATTGCTGGAAGGACTTCACTTGTCACCCAGTGTTTGAACCTCCTTGCTGATTCAAGCTTACTTCCAAAGATAAGCGCATATAATCCAGATTCATTAATGACAATCGCCCCGTTATTATTAATTTCGGAGGTTGTAGATGTACACCCTCCAAATGCTCTCTTAGGCAAATGCTTTTTATCTTCATCGGCTACATTTACCCTGATTGCCTGTTTTGTGTCCACATACCCTAATGCCACTGTTACGTCCTTACCCACAAACCACGGCTCATTGTTAATAGTTACTGTCCGGACTTCTCCGAATTCTTCACTTTTGAAAATCTGTAATTCATTCATCTTCTTGACCTCCATGTATTGCAAAAGGCGGAGATTTCTCCCCGCCTTATGACTTCTTTCTTTAATTTTTTACAATCCGGATCTGTACTCGGTCAATCCCAATTCCATAAATTCCGGCGTAGGCATCCACGCCCGTGCTGTACTGGCTGGACCAGGAAAGCCATCCCGTCCGGTCGGTGAGCTGTACTCGTACCTCCGCATGATATCCCGGTTTGTTGACAAGCTTTACCTGGATTCCGTCGATGACGTGTCCATAGATCCCGGCGTAATCATTCGGAGCCTTTCCGGATGCGTCTGTCACCCACGGCAACCACCGGCCTCCTCTCAGGTGTACCCGGTACTGTAAATTTCCAACTGCGGACTGGGAGCCAACTGTATACGCTTTCAGTCCGGTGATCGCCCTGCACGGAATCCCTGCGTAGCCGTCTGAACTGACATTATTATAGTTTGTCACCCAAGGCAGCCATTGCCCATTCACATATGCCTGATACCGGACATTGATTCCGGATGCGGACACAGATCCTCCAGTGGACGGAGCAGACGGCTTGCCGGATGTACTGGAACTTCCCGTATCCGGCGGCAGATCTTTGTCCCCGGCTACCATGCTCTTGAAATAGCTCCATGTTACCGGATCATCGTTCAGTACAAACGGATTCGGACAGTATTTCCCGACCACATCATAGTGCCGGACCACACGGGACAGGGGAACATTGTACTTCTTCATCAGCCCCTGCACCAGCTTCACTGTGCTGTTGATCGTGGCGTTTTCAAAGTACCAGTCCTTGGACGTATCACTTCGGCTCCCGGACGTCCTTACACACATCTCAATATTGATGCTGTTGTAGTTGGTGCATTTCCCATAGACGCTTCCGCCGGCTGTTCCCGGATACTTGTTTCCACCTACCGACCAGGCCGCCAGACTGTCAGACACACTCTGCCAGACCTCTCCGGAGTACCCGACAAAATAGTGGGCGGACGCCCCACGGTATCCAGTTGAAAAATAGGTCGCATTGTTTGCGGCACTTCCCGGAGCCCCGGTATAATGCACTACGATGTACTTGATCCCGTTCCCGTACCGGCTGGACGCATTGATCGTCTGAAGCTTCTGGTTGATCGGCAATCCGTTGATGGACGCCGCCTCCGCCCGGATCGGCGGCGCTAAGGCCATTGTCCCCAAAATGAGGGTACAGAAAAGGACGGCTGCCAACGCAACCGCCCTTCCTCGTTTCAGTAATTTATTCTTCTTCGTCCGCATCTGCCTCATCCCCCTTGTGCTGGAATCTCCAGAACAGATCTGCCACATAGGTCCAGCCCTTGGTCGCTACCAGCGCCAGGACAAATCCGATCACGATCATGGCAATGACAAAGTACCATGTCACCGGGAAGCCCGTCATATCCACATAGGCAAAGTACGCCACCAGGGTAAACACCACAGACAGCACCAGAACCTGTAAATCGGTCGGGATGCTGCGCAGTCCCGGCAGTCCTTTTGTCACCTGGGTAATCACGACGGTCAGGAAACAGATGACCCCTGCCACAAAAATCAGGAGATTGAGATTCTCCATCACCATTTTAAAAATATCCAACTGCATCGCTTCTACCATAAGTCACTCCTCCTTTTATTCACTTTTTTCCAACTTATCAATTCTGTGATGTGCTGATTTAACGGACTGCTCCACAGCCGTGATCCGGCTTCCATGTTCCACGATTTCCTCCCTCAGTCTGTCAACATTTTTTGATGTTTCCCGTACATCAGAGGCAATATTATCCAGTTTTGTACTGATTTTAGTATTCAGTTCCGCTCGTTTCACTGCATCATCTATATCTGTTTTTTTGCTGTTTTTATTGCTGTAATATACTGATGCCAAAAATCCCAACAGCGATATTATAAGCGCAATCCACTGAGTATTCATACCCACTTCTCTCCTATCATTTTTTGCACAAAAATAAGACCGGTTCACGGTCTCGCTCTGATCTCCATTCTTCATTACCCCTTTTATTTTCCTAGTTCTTCTTTCACTTTTTCCTTCCATAAAGTAGGAACCTGTTCTAGTTCCATGAACCCTTTTGCAATTCTATCTACATAAAATGCAACCATTACTTTTCTCCTCCTTCCGCAATTTCAGATACAACTTGGCCAAGATCTTCTAATGCTCCATTTTGAATTTCCTGTCCCCTTTCAATCGCATCCACTCTCTTTTCCAACTCCGTTTTCTCTCGAAAAGCAATAACGGAAACCACATTTCCATCCGGCGTCATATCTGCTTCTTGAAACATAGGCCTTTCCAGATATAAGTCTTCATATTCTCCCGTCACCTCATCGTCTGTTTTAAATTGTACCTTAGCAAGATTCCCTTCTTTTTTGAGCGCCCCTGCTATCTGATCCAGTGCGGCAAAATTATCTGTTTGAATCCGAATGTAATCCAGGCTTGCTCCATCCATAATTTCCAGTTCTGTGTTATCAGTTAATACAAGTTTTTCCATTTTTTCTTCTCCTCTCTGCTCTTGAAAATTCATTATGATTATAAACCGATTGCAATGACCTGTAGCGCAAATGCCGATGCAGTAGGTCTATATTTTTTTAGCGTGAACTGTGTTGTCGTTATAGCATCCGCCCATACTGAGGTATCATTCTGCCCAGTCTGTGCCTGTACAATAACACACGGTGCTTTTGTAAACGCTTTCGGGAATTTTATTACTTGATCCTCCCAAGTATTTGGTTTTGATATATTGACTGTTTTAACTGCAAAAGCCTGAATATTTCCCAAAGAAGTATTGATCGTTTTAATTTCACTATTCAATGTCTTCGTTTCAGATGCGATTTTATCACTCAGCGTCTTCCCCTGTCTTGCATCCAGGACACTTCCCGCTGCTGTGGTAGTCAAATTATTTGCCACAGTCTGTTTTGCGGCACTGCCCAGTGTTTTTATATATTTTTTGTAAAAATACTGTAGTCCGGTTAAATCCAAATATTTCATCGTCTTTCCTCCTTAACTTGATAATGCATCAATATCTGATGTTGTAATGGACTGTACATTCGCGTCTGACCCCGCCGGACCCTGTGGCCCTTGTGGGCCGGTGGCCCCGGTCGCTCCTTTCGGACCCTGTGGTCCGGTAGCTCCGGTCGCTCCACGCGGGATTGTAAAAT